ATCAAAAGAATTAAGAATATTGGCGTTATCGGATTTGTTAACATTGACTATGCACCTTTCTGCTTCGATATGATCGTGTAAATTCCTGCAGAAATCGTCCCACAGGGGGTTTAAATCCACGTTAGCATGTTCCATACCCGAACCTTCAAAAGTATCTATCACATGGACCTTAACGTCGTGTTTTCCGCTTAATTCTAAGGCGTCACAGAGAAATCTTGTGGATCTGCCTGCAAAACACCCTATTTCGACGATATCATCGCCGTCTTCACAGTATTTTACCAAGTTCATCATAGCGTCGTGCATGTTAAACCAACCTGGTATGTCTAAATATTTATACATTGTCTTTCCTTTCACTAATTTCTATTGCGGATTCTAAAACCACTTCTTGCATATTGGTAAAGTAATTATTGCCCAGCATTTTTTGTGCGAGCTCTCTTGCTCTCTTCCGTTTTGCTTCTTGTTTCCTCAGTCTGACAGAATATCTTCTGTCACTGTAATCATAGATTGGATGTTTTATTACCATTTTATTTACTCCTAAAGTTATATGTTCTTGGTGGTCGTAGACCATTCATGGATTGATGCGCATGAACTCCATTAATTCCTTTGCGTATCTGATCCAAGGCGTGATTGTAAGATCTGCGTTTCTCGTCGGTATCCCGTAGACCTTTATCTTTGTATTCATGTAGAAACATCTGCAGGTAGAATAAAGACTTCTGGTTCATCTCAAGAGGAAACAGTCTTCCATGTCTACCGTACCTCATCTTTCTTCCTCCACTTTTGTATTATTTGTTCCCCTGTTGAATCATCTATGTAATAAATCCAATCACCAATGGTGATATAACAACAGTCTTTGGACCTGATATCAACGACCATTTTTGATTATCCTTTCTAACTTGTTAAGTTTTTGAATAAGGTTTTCTTTCTTGTTTTCTTGTGATTGGGGCACGAACCACGGCACACGGATCCATCCATGCTCTTCCAATAATCTTTTTGTTATGTGATCAAATTTATAATTCATTTTATTTCTCCTTTTCTTTAAAACCTAGGGGTTTCCCCCTAGGTAATTTTTTATTAAGCTACTTTCTTTAGTACCTTATTAACTTCTTCATCTAAGATATTATACATAGCTTCCCATGTACTACTTAGTTTTCCAACTTGATTAACATCACCTACTTCTTTGTAAATTTTATCAATCTTGCGGAACATCTTAGGCGCAGCTTTTTCGAACAAATCCCCAATTTCTATATAGGGCCTTCTCCAAGTAATTAAGTCATCCTCATTGGTAATAAGACAAGATCTAAATGCACCTAAAATAGGAAATAGTATAGCATCAGCAATATCATGACTGATGATATTATCGCCCTTTGGAAAGCTGATTAGATTAAATTCGTTTTTATTTCTTGATGCTTTCACGTACTTACTAGAGCGTTTATTTGCCAAAATACCGTGAGAAGTATATCTAATATCATCCACCGCATAAATTATATCGGGTATTATCTTTTTCATAGCGCAGTAATCTTTTTCTCTTAGTTCAAAAGCTTTCACGCAACTACTTTTGCTTGAGTAAGCTTTGACTGGATGACGATCACCTCCTCTTTTATAATCATTGATATTAAACACAGTCATGTATTGTAATAATCTGGCCACATCAAGTTGTCCATCTTCGTATTGACGATAACTAATTTTATTGGCATAGATTTCGTCTTTTAAAGCGTCTTTAATAAAGTCAAATTTATTATCTAACGTTAAAATGGATGTTCTTGTCACACTAGCATGAGTGTTAAGGCCTTCGGAAGTGCTAGGGACCATCTTTGGATCAAGTCCAACACGCAGTTCTACTTTGACATATTTGTTTCTTGGTAAATCATAGTTATCTTCTTGTAATTCTTTGATTACATTTTTGAGAACAGTGAAAGTTGTTCCGCCGTTCAGTATACCATGACGTTTTTCTTCATCTTCATCAATCGCAATACCTAAGATGCCATCTCCTATTTCATCAACGTATTTGACGTTAATAGTTATCCCACTATTTTTTAAATGAAACATAGATGTATCACTAAGATATTCTTCTCGAATATCCCGCATCACTGCTTTGTTTTTTAAGTTTTCATGATTACGAGGATTGGCCGGTTTGATAGGCATATCCATCATTCTTGGTATAAGATTATTGATATCAAAAAAACAATTATAATAAGTGATTGTTTGTGATCCATGCTTCTTTGGATTAAAGAAAGGATCGGTCGTTTTTCGTACGGCTTCTGCTCGCACTTTGTAGGTTTTAATAGACATATAGTCTCCTTCTATTTAGATCTTAGCGCACTGCTAAGATAGTTGTTGTATTAAGCATTAAACAATTCTTGATAGGTGAAGTGACTTTTTTCTTCATCACTGCTAAAAACTACATTGACCTGATGGTCTTCGTTTTTTTTGATGTAGTCTTGCATTGAAGATAAGATCTTCTCTTTGCTACCGATAAAGGTGCAGGAATATTCTTTCTCTTCTTTTGTTTTCACGTTAATTGTTATGTCCATGCTTTCTATGGGAGAATATACAGGAATAATAGACCATGGTCAATGGAAAAGTAAATATAAAGGAGGGAATAAGTGTGATTGTGAAAGGATAGGCAATCACGAACCACTGACCATGGAAAGAATAGTTTACTATAAGAGAACCATACACACAAAATAAAAAATAAAAAAAAAAATAATCTCAAAATTCATTCTCTCTGTTCTCTCTAGTCAATTTATATAGTATATTCAGTAAGTTATTACAAATCCTTTGTTCTCTCAACCATTCTTCAAGAGAACAACTTATTCTCTCTAACCATAGACAGAGGCAAGGAAATCAAATGTTGTTTACTTTTTTAGTAAAATTTGTATAGAATGTTCCTTATAAGGAATTAACTATGAAATTTAGAAGCCCTGGAGATCCTGTAGTCTTATCAAAAGAATTAGCTGATTTAAGAGATAAGATTACTCCAAAACAAGCATCATTTGCTGAACACATTGTGGCCCAAGAAAATAGAAAGACTGCAAGAGAATGTGCTATTCTTGCTGGGTATCCAGAGAAATCAGCTAGAGCTAAAGCCTCTCAACTACAAAGTCCTAAATTGTTTCCTAAAGTTCACGAATATATTAGAGCATTACAAGAGGATCTTTGGAATAAATATAAGATATCTCCTGCTTCTCATATGAGAAGGCTACACGATATTAGTTTAAGAGCGGAAAACCCTAACAAAGATGATATTGAACATTTTGATATGAAGCCAGATTTAAAGACTGCCCTCGCTGCTGAAATTAGTAGAGGTAAGGCCGCCGGATTTTATGATAAGAAAGATAAGGTTAAAGATAAAACTATTGACAATCTATCTTTAGATGAGGTGACAGATCTATTAGATAAGATGAGAAAGAACGTTATCATTGATCAAATCCCTACTACTGTGGAGGAAAATGGATCCCAGACAATACAAAGCGACGATCAGTCAGAACAAAGCGATCAACAAGTTCCTTGAAGAAGGATACCTAGTTTTTGTTAATGTCTGTGAACAAGGCCCTATTGATATTATTGTTGTTAATTCAAAGAATGGTAGAACTCATTTCCTTGATATCAAAACATCAAAAGGAAACACAATTACTAAAGGAAAAAATGTAGGTGGTTCGGGGGTTAAACTTAAACCACATCAAAAAGAACTCGGTGTCAGACTCTGCCTTGTCGAAGGAGACGAAATTCGCATTGTTGAAAAAAGAGAAACAATCAGTCAAAGACAAAGAAAAGAAAAAAGGTTCCTCAATAAAGCGAGGAAGGGAATCCACCTTTTGGAAGAATATTAAAGAGATAACCCCAAACATTCATTGGACTAGAATTGAAACATACGGGACACCTGGACTTCCCGATCTTTTGGGCGTGTGCATGCATGAGCCTAAGAATATTTCTTTTTGGTGTGAATTAAAAATAGCCAAAGGCAATCAACTTTTGCTTTCTCCCTTTCAAATATCTTGGAACATAAAAAGATACTCATTATGCCAAGACAATTTCATCATGGCTAAGATTCCAGAAACAAGGGAAGTGTGCTTGTGGTCGGGATCGCTTGTGCGTGAGCTTGTGACTAACTATAAAGAAGTAGAGCCACTGTTTAAATTATCACAACCCTACAAAGATTCGCTTGAGCCTAGTATTAGAAAAGTTTTATCTAAAATTTAGTTCAATTCTATTGTCCAAGCTCTACCCAATCATTTTCTATTTTGTCTACCTCTCCCATTTCTACATCAAATATTCTATTAATATCCATTAGTTCGCTTGTACCTTCATAAAAGAATAAAACTTTCTTTTCTTGTGGCATTTTTTGTAGCTCTTTAATTAATTCTTCAACTGTCATCATGATCCTCTTTTTATTTGCTTCCAGTTTTCCATTTCTAATCTAGTGACTAAGTTTTGTATATGTTCTATATCTTCTTGTTTAATATCTTCTAAATCATCTAAAAGACAAGCTACTGATATACTTAACTCATAAAGTATTTCTTCTTTTGTCATTAGAAACCATCCCCATATTTATCTTGATAACATTTAGGGCAATATCTATCTCCCTTGTCATCAACTTCCCATTCTGTAAGTTCTTTACCCTTCCAGTTTTCAAAAACAACATCTCGATTGCATACAACACATTGATCTTCTTCTATTTTTCTTAAAGTTTTATCTGTGCAATCGTCACAGAAATAGTTTTGAAGATTAATTTTATTTTCTGTTTCGTAATCCTCAATAACTTTGTCATCAGCTTCGCATATTTCTAGGATATTTAAAAATCCCTCTGTGTCTAAATCAAATTCTTTCAAACACACTTCACATTCTCTAGGCTCGTTCATTTATTCTTCCTCGCTTTCTTCGTAGTAAATAAAAATATTATCTTCCACGTATCCTTTTTCTTCTTTCTCAAGTTTATCTATTTCTTCTTTCTTTAACCCACTTAATAAAGCCCAATTAGTATGACCTACTTGTGCATATACATAGTCATCAATATGATCTGATAAATCTCTACTCATTTATTTCTCGCTTTCTTGTATGTTTTCTATTTCGTTTTCATCTAGAGCAATACCATATTCTTCTTGATACTGATCTATGATTAATTGTTTATATTCTTCTATATTGTTTGCTTCTCTGTTGTTGCCAACAAAATGAAGTTTTATCTCGCAAGTATATTCTTTAGTCATTTTCATTCTCCATTTCTTCTTCTACTGTTGTTTCTACAAGCCCTGCCCATTCCTGCCAATCATGTGCTTCGCTATATCCTTCCCCACTCATACCCATTTCTTCTGCTTCCTCTTTACTATTAGCTTTTACAAAATATGTTTCTTGTTTGTTTATATCTATAACTACTTTATATTTTTTCATCTTCTTCCCTTTCTTCTTCGTAATGCATTTCAGATAATTCTATTTCCTTTTCCCAATTTAAACCAAAGTGATCACAAAAATGTCTTAAATCTGCAATTACATCAGCAACTCTAGGATAAGTATTATCTTGATCTTCCTCATGCTTGTTCTCGTCTAGCAATAAAAGTCTTTTTACTTTTAAGGCTCTGTCTTTATT